CGTTTGTAAACATCTTTGCGTAAGGTGTTTGTGTTGACTGACTTAGTGCCTTTTCCTAGAATGCCTTCCTCTTCTTCCACAACCCAGTCGTAATTTAAAAGAGAAACTGCACCGCAGTAGATTAAAAGAGAAACAAATTCGTGACCCTCTAATATGGTTTGTGCTTCTAAAGCATTCTTTGTTACTTTTTTTGCATCGGCTGAAATATGACAAGTCATGCCAATATATTCAGATACATCTGCTAATCCAGATTTTCGAAAATCGACATCATTTTTAATATCAAACCAGTCTTTTATTATTTGAGGATGTGATACTGCTTCTCTAGCAATTGGATCGTTGTTTTCGTCAATATTAAAAATACTCATTGTTTGTGGACACATTTTAATTTCGCCAGATTTTTGCACTAACTTTCGAAATTCTCGATTGTTGCTGTCAATGGGTATTTTTTTGTCGTCTGTTTCTATAAATCTTCCTTCATTTTCATTTAATATTTCTTCTAATCCGGTTTCTTGAAAGAAAATAAGTTCTGTAGATGCGGGAACTGTGCTTTCTGTTAGTTTTCCAGCCGGAACCATCCGTATTTCTTCTGATTCTTTTGTCCTATTCATGTGTTTTGCTTGTTCTTTGTTAATACAAAAAGTTACTTTCCTACGGGGCTTTTCAATGGAAGAAACACCTGCTCTATAAGAAAGTGGCGGGTCAGTCCAATCTAATTTTTTTGCTGCATAACCCATATCCCATTCAATAAAAAATTTTTTGTGTGGGGGTTTAGCATTCCAAAAAGCGTTTACAAAATGCCTAGCGGATAATTTTTTGATTGATGGAATAAGTACATCTAAAAATTCGTTGTCTAGCACGTAATGGGTACTTGTGCTGATGTCTTTCGCTAAGAGTTTTAATACTTCTTTACCTCTTTTTTTGTGAGGATGAAGTGGAAAACGACGCTGTTGGTGTAGTCTGATATACGGTGAATTCAGCGAGTAAACGACTTCATCTTTTAAATGTGGATATTTTTCATGGTTAAACATTGTTCTTCCTCATAAAAAAAGTCTGGGCAGGGTGACAGGAATTGCCTGTCCCAAGCATCCGGTGGAGGCTACGCATTACTGCAAGCCATACCCATATTAGCTGTGCTAATCACTACAGACACAGCTAAACCTTGTAATCGGGATCGCGGTTCTCCACGAGGCGATCTTGTTCTTTGTCATAGACAACTCCACATCTGTCCATGATGGTGTCGAGTGCTTTGGTCCATTTGTCAAAATTTTCTTGATGGTCTTGACTTACAAAAGCCAAATTACTGATTGTTTCTATTGCTTCTACTACGTTCATGCTGTTCTCCTCTTTTCAGCTTCTACTGATTTTTGAATGTGTTGAGCGATAAGCTCTGATTTGTGTTCGTTCCTAGTATCTATGTAATCTTTTGGCAAAAACTTTCGTGTGACTATTTCTAGGGTTTTTTCGTTTACGATATATGTGCCGTTGTCCCAATTGTCTGTGTCGGCTTTGGCATACTCTTCTCGGTAAATGGTAAAACCTACTTCGCCTTCAAAATAATGTTTAGCTATGAGATGCGCTAAATCATCCATAAGTTTTGTTGCATTTGTTCTTTTCAAAGGCTGAAGGCAGAGTTGCCCTGCTTTTAGAAAACCTTCGACATACTCTCTGCTTCCTTCCCAATGTAGATAAATACAAGGGGCTTTGTCGTACTCGTTAAATGTTATTACTGCTCTGTCACCCATGTTGCGCTCTCCTAAAATAAAAATAATCCGGCTGAATCAGTTTTCTTTAACTTCCCATTTGTGAATACATATATTGGAATACAATCTAATGGTTCTTTGTCTTTTCTAGTGTGTACAAAGTATTCGTATCCTTCTACACCTCTGAAGTCTCTTAATCGTTTGACTCCGATTGTTATTTTTCCTCCACGCTGTCGTATAAAATATCTCATACTTCCTCCAATCTCTCGCCAGCTTCTACGTGATAATTGATATCGGTAAATATCTCTGGTCTGTATTGTTTGCGTACTGCCGCTTCACATTTGTCACAGACTCGTGCCACGAAAATACCGTTAACATCGAGTAGCTCCCAGGAGTCTTCTCTGCTGTGCATACAATCGTTAAATGCCATCGTCTGCCTCCTCTTTAAATGCTTCGATTATTTTCTCTAATCCACGCAAGTAGGTTTCTGCTTCTTCAATGGTTTCAAATGTCGGCGTACCGTTAGTTACATGATTGATAGAGTCTACTTCTTCGTTTCCTATCCAATATTCCAAGTCCTTCGAATAATTAAATAAATACTCTCGTATTTGTTTATTCATCATCGTCCTCTTCATCGCTGTCTATGTCGCAAATGTCACTTCGTTCAATCTCAAATAACCCTGCACCTGCTTCGTTGTATTCATTAAGTATTTCTTCAATAAATTCTTCTTTGCTTTCACAATATCGTACTGGATTAGTTTCACCGAGTTTTACTGTGCATTCGTATCTATACTTTTTTTTATTCATCATCGTCCTCTTCGTCCTCTTCATCTATTCGTTTCATATCGGGGGCAGTTAATTGGCCTACACGCCCTATTAATGTATGCAATCTCCAGCCGCACACATAAGTTAGTACATCGTCAATGAGTTTTTGTGATTCGGGCGTTGAATTAAAATATTTTGTAGCAAGTCGATTCATTGATTTGGAATTTTCATCGTCATCATTAACAGCTTCGAAAAATACTTCTGCTAGGATTACATCCCAGTGCGAGTGTTCTTTGTCTTCTGAATATTTTTTTAGATTGGTTAAGTATTTTTTACCAAGTTCAAAATCTTTTTTTGTGGGGTAATCTAAGCTCATCATTGTTCTCCTCTTCATCGCTGTCTATTGTCATACATTCGGCACAAGCCCATCCGTCGTCGTATCCTATGCGATCTACAAACCTGCCGCTTCCAAACGCTGTTGATTTACCGCAATGCACACAGGGATCTTTAATTTCCATCGTTGTCTTCGTTTTCTATAAATTCAATTCGGACTGACGTAACACGCTCACCCCAACCAGGGACTTCTTCAATGTTGGCGTATACTGGATATAGTCCATCGCCTACTCCAGTGCTCACGCACACACCAAGTCCTTCAGCACCGCTTGTATGTTCAAAAGCATGTGTTGTTGGGCGTGTTGTTCCAATTGCTTTTACGAAAGAGACCCAATCAGTAATTTCTTCGGGTGGGTTTAAACCTTGTATGAAATAGCAAGGATCGCCTAGCCAGCATAGACCTGCATCTACACTAATGTTGCCTACATGTTTCTCCATGATACATCTCCGTAATGTATTGTTGTTTGTGGTCTGATTTGTTTGAGTCGAGGAACGCGGGAAGGTCTTCGTTGCACTTCATACAGCGAAGTTGTTTTACCTTTAAACGATTGCTGTTCTTTACAACCCCAATAGAGTGGTAGCCACAGTTCACAATGTGGTGTACCAGAGGTGTGTGTTGTGGATTTATACAGTCAAAAATCCACACCATAAGATTATGAAGCATCTGTTGTTCCCTCCATATTTATAAAGTCGTTTATATCAACCACGTTGTACTCTGCCTCACGCACGATGTTCTCAGGCGTACCGATTAAATGTGCATAGATAGTGTGGATGAAATGTTCTGCTGCACCGGGTGATTTGAATGTTGTTTTTATGAGCGCATTAAAGCCGCACGGTTTCTTGTTGTAGAGTTGTACTTCACCAATGCAGTAAGTTTCTTCGGACAGTTTCACAATTTTTATGCGCCTACCGTTAGGTACTGGAAAATCATTTACTGTGCTCATAAATATTCCTTTACTAATGGAGAGTCTCACTTTCCATTTCTGGAGAGACTTCTTGATACATCTGTGTAAGCATCTGCACTAAATTTTCTTTTGAGATAGGCAAACTCATTGCTTCTGTGATTACTCCACCCATATACATTGCAATAATCTCCAGCGTCTGCTGAATTTGCTTTCTTTTATCTGTTGTTTTGCATTGTTCTGGGTAATATTTTTCTACAACACTCTCAACTTCTCGTACAAATTTGTGCCAAGTTTCTTCATCCATACCGCTTGGTGTGACATTGTTATTCATTAGTGGTTTCCCCTGGACTTGCCGTTAAAGTGATGTTGTAGTTTTAACTTTCAGTTCTCGGATGTAATCTGCTGCTTGCCACATGCCAATTGTCAATAAGATGTACTCAACCTGTGAAGGCAGCACACCGCTTATTGATGTAAAGTCATGCGCTTCTACGATCTCGATCCCTGCTGCAATAGCAGTACCGATAGCACCTGCGCCTAACAGAATTACAATCCCTGCTTGAATTTGCTCACGCCAGTTGCCAGTTCTTATGATCTGTTCTTGAGCACGAGCCTCTTCGTAAATAGCAGTAACGCTGTTAAAGATTTTTCTCATGTTGGAGTTCCTCCGTTAAGTGAGAGTTGATGTCATCAAGAAGACTATATAAGTCTTCAATTAAAAAATCGTATGGACGTTGTAGTTGTTCGTTGCCCTGTTTTCTGGCTGCACACTGCTTTTTTGCTCGGTGTATGCGACCAATCAATAAAGACAGCGGAGTGCTGAAAGGTTTGTTTATGCAGTATGGATTAAGTCTGTGTAAGAGCATTTCTGTCTTAGCGAGCATGTTTATTGTCTCTTCCTTGGTGGTCATACCGCCTCCCCTAATAGATTTTTTGCTTCCTTTAGTTTCGCTACTGCTGCATCTACGCGAATTACTAAATTATCTGTTTGGTTGTTATGCCATATTGTGCATTCTTCTAAATTGATAACTTCTATTCCTAAAGTTTCACTGAAATAGTTAACTGCTTCTTCATGCCACCCGGCTTCATTTGCATCTGGGTCAATTTCTTCCAGATAGTCTGCTGTTGCTTCGTTAACCAAGTTGGTTTCACGTATTATTTTTGCGGCATCCATCCCCATTTTTATTGCAAGATCAACCAACTGGTATGTAGCGCAATCATCTCCACTTAAAACTAGTGTTTTCATATCCGTTATCCTTTTGGTAGTCCGTAACGTGGTCGCCATTCGTTTAACAGCACCTTATTGCTTCGATCAAAGTTCGCTGTAATACCTACAATGTCGTGATCGACATGTTGTGTATTGTTAGATGCCAAGTCTTTAATCATTCTGTCGAAATCTAACGGGCAGATATCGTTAACCGCGTCAATGTCCATCATCAGAGACAGCGGATCCGTAAGGCGGGCCCGCTGTCCTACATTTTTGACGATCTGACCTATCTGTTTAAAATTAGTGCTATCCATTCTGTTTTCCTTTAGTCATGCACACAGTGTTTTTTTGTTGTTGAAAGAATCCCACCAACTAGCCGAGGAACATGACTAGAAGGTGGGAGTGCGCCCACTCATGTAGCGAGCGCGGTTGCCGTTTTACTTAACTCGTTGCCATACAACTGTGTTGCCTTGTATGACATACCTCCAAGTTGGGTGGTTATTGTGATTTTCCATCTTTACTCTCCTTTCTATCTAACATTGATATTTTGCATCCACGAATTTCTTCATGTCAGATACAGTTGCTCTTTCCATATCGCTGTAAACATGCTGCGTAAACAGGTAATTACCCAGATTGCGTAATCTCTGTGTTACAGCATAGTTGGTGTAATAACGTGGTTCTTTGTTGTAACTCACGTAAGTCCATAACTGCTTGTGTACATCCATCCACTTACCTGCCTGGGCTGACGCTTCACGCTTTTTATCGAGTGTTACTTTGAACCATTCGGGTGTTTCGTCGTGACCAGATAAGTCTGTGTTGTTGATGCGTATTTCCTGTATTGCGCGATCTGCTAGAAACATAGTGACCATATTTCCTACAGACGACATCACCTGAAATACTTCCTGACTTGTGCAGTTATCAATAACTTCTTGATAGGAAGACACTAATGAATCAATAGCTGACGGATGATCGATTGTTGTGGTCTTGCCATTCGATGCCTTGGTAGTCTCCTGTCGTATCTGACCGTAATCTTCCAAAGCAGCTTCTCGCATACCTTTGCGTTGTATGTCGGTCATGTTCTCAACACGAGCTTCGTTGGACACTTGAGCATAATAAGTATCAGTTGGTATCAAGCCGTCGAGTGTGTCATTCAAACGCCAATCAGCAGCGAGCCAGTTAGGAAGTCTGTAGTTGTTAGGCTTCGCTATCTGAGTGTTGTCTGGGTCAGTAGTTGGATCAACACCTACATCATTAAGTGTTGAATGTACTGGGTAAGTGAGTTCTTTTGTTTCTGCTTCTGATGGATCAGTATGATTTACATTTGTCATGATTAAGTTTCTCCGTAAAACTTGTGTATGTATTTGATTAGTTGTGCTTATTTTTGATTAGTCTAGCTAATATCGTCATCCATAGGAAAACTTGAGCTTCTATCCATAAGTAAGTCGTCAAGTTGTTGGTTAATGTCTGTCACTTGCATTTCCTGATCGTCAGTTACCAAGTGCCAATTTTCAATGTTAAAGTCTAGCGATGCCATAAACATCTCCTGATTAGTTGTACTAATAGTTGCTGTTGTTGTCAAACGATTTCTCATTTAACTCATAAAGTCCTCTGACAAGTCTTCGATAGCATCAAGACTTCCATCCACATCTACCATCAGAATGGCGATTGTGGTCAAAAGAATCTCTGAAGGATTGTCACGGATATAGTCGCGGATCGAACTACCTGCTCTTTTGAGTTTTGTGAACAGATTGATCGGACCGGGTTTCTTCTTGCTGTTCTTTTTCTTCTTTTTCTTAGGCTTATCGATAACTTCGCCTGTGTCTGTGTCAATTGTATCGGTCATACGTGTTGCTCCTTTTTGGTTGGAATGATTGCTATTGCTATTAATGTGGCAATTCCGATGATGATTATTGCTGTGCGTATTTCATTTGGTACTGGGTAATTTGCGATGTTAATTAGTGTTTCCATTCAGTTATCCTCTTCAGTCTATTTGTAGATGGTGAAATCCCTAGGTCGGGTCTTAAAACTATTCTTAATGTTTTTTACCATACGTTTGATGACGTAGTGTTTGAAATACTCCCAGCTTTGTAAACGCCATCGCCAAGTGTGGTATGGGCCTTTAACATAGTCTTCAACAAGGTCTTCAAACCAAGTGGTCTCTGTGCAATAAACAGCATCAGCATCTGGTTCAAAATAGTCTGCGTCTGCATAGGGGCAATGAAGTACTATAGTGAATCCATCCCCAATTAAGTCTTCACCACAGGTTTTACATGTTCCATTTCCGTACCTTCCGTAATCTTCCATATTTAGTTCCTCAAGTTATTTGTAATGCGATTAAATAGCCAAGTGATAGGCCAGTAATTAGTGGTATGTAGATCATCACTGTTGCTTTGATCCATTCCTGCTTTACACGTTCTCGCGTTCGGTAATACCGTCTGTACTTGTACATTAGATATCTACCCCGTTATCACAAGCGCGATGTTCTACTTCCAAGTGCCAAGCCCATTCAGCATTTATGAAAGCCTCCAGGCAATGGTATTTGGTCTGTTTCTCGAACTGACGTTCTAACATTTCAGCGCGGGTTTCAGTTTGGTTAGGCCAAGTTTCTTCCAGCCACTCGCCAAATGATGTACCAGAACTTATTGGGTTCTGCATTTCATCCGCCAGGGAACGGTTTGTTAATGTGTCAGGGAACAAGTCGTTTATGTGTTGAGTTATCTTTGCTGTTTGTCGTTGTAATTCTTCGTTGATGTCCATTGTTTTGTCCTTATAGATAGGTGAATGCTGCGTAAATGAATAGATAAGTACCAACTGCCAATCCGACACTGAAAAGTGCCAAACAAGACCAATAAAGGATGGAATAAGCGAGATTTCGCATGTTTTACTCCTTAAAAAGTGCGTTTTTTGATGAAAAAAGTGTGTTTTTTGCGGTTAAAACTGTGTTTTTTTGCTTTTTTGAGCCAAAAACTGACTAAAACGAGCGGAGCGAGTGTGTTTTTTGATGCTTTTTCCGGGTTAAAACTGGCTGTTTTTGGTTAAAACTAGTGATTTGTCACAAAACCAAGCGATTTGTACCAGTTGTACCGCTGTACTGGTACAAGTGAAAAGTGTTAAATAACAAGTGCTTAGATGCCTTGTCCCAGCTGTACCACCTGTACCACCTTTTTTTGTAAGCAGGTCAGAATTGATTTTGGTGTTTTTGATTTTCTCAAGATTCAACCCAAAACACTGGTACAACTGGTACAACTGGTACAGATTTGCTCTAGCCCAGTAAGTACGTGGCTTGTAGCCTGTCCCAGCGTTTTGAATTTACTGGTACAACACTGGTACAACTGGTACAAGACCGACGTTCCTCCCATCGCGGGCGGGGGGTTGTTACTTGGCATGTACCAGTTATCAGGTGGCAATTGTTAGCTGTCAGTATCGAATACAGCAATGGCTATGCCTACCATCAATACCTCTGTAAGTGTCACCTCTTTGAGTAGATCAACAACCTTGTAAGTTGCTACGTCCCAAGCGATGTCTCCCCAAGTCTTGTTTGAATCTATTTCTTGTTGCTTCTTGATAGATGCGATGTGTTCTTTTGATCCGTAATAAACTTCTTCATTGTCTAATCGATTGTGTGTGTGTTTGTTGTTCATTGGTAGTTCCTCTTGTCAATTAATAATTAATAACTTCCAAATAACAACTGACTACGAGCGAGGGACGAGTGAGTGCTGTTTTCTGGACAAGGTTCCAAGAGTTGAAATCAAAAACAAGGTTCCAAATGTCGAATTCCGGTTTGGGGTTGGGTTTTTGCTTGTAGGGGGAGATAGTGTCTCAGTGATTCTGATATAAAAATCACAAAAATTTTTTCAAAAAATGCAACAGCAAAGATACCCCAGGACGAGTTATTGCTGTATCGTGGCAGTTGGCTCTAAGGATTGGAGGCTGTCACTTGTCAATTGACACCAAGCTGTGCAAAGGCTGCAATCAACGATTACCACTTAGCAAATTCGAAGTTGGTAAAAACACCAAAGGAACTTATACACGACAAACTTGCAGAAGTTGTGTCGGTATCCAACGTCGCAAGCGTTTTTCGTCAAATCCGCGTGGCTATTTTCAGCAAGCACTCCAGTATTCAAAAAGTTCCTATAAAAAGAACAACAAAAACACCCCGGACTTACCTGCGTATGTACTTACAGTTGAAGACTGTTTGCAGCTATGGGATCAGCAAAATGGTAAGTGTGCTTTATCCGGTGTGCAGATGACACATCATCGAGATGGTTCGGGTAAAAAGGAATTTAATGCCTCGTTAGATCGTATAGAACCAAAAGGTGCGTACAGTAAAGCGAATGTACAGCTAGTTTGTTACCGCATAAACATCATGCGACATGTGCTGGATATCGACATGTTCTTCTGGTGGGTCAAGAACATACATGATTTTTCGGTTGAAAATAAAGATTAGTGGGACTAATATTCTCAAATGAAACATACAGTGGAAGTGTTGTGTCTTGATGGGCTTGAAGCGGCCATTATTGGTCAGACCACAAGAGATGGAAAAACAGAAGTGCTGGTTTACGATGCCACAGTAGTAAACAAGTTGTTAGTCGAGCTTGGTTACGTTGATTTTGATGCTTTCGATTTTGAACGACAGCTTATTGAGACAGGGGGTGTCGAGAGTCGAAGACGACCTGTGTTTGTTTATTTAGATGATAACGTAAAGGACAGAATTTTTGGCACTCCATCAGTCAGAGGAAGAAACACTCCCCTCCATTAACATTGATTCAGAAATGTCGGAGGCAGAGTTCAAATCACACTTGCCATATGCGGGTCTTAATTATGGTTCGCTGACTGTGCAGCAGGAAAAGTTTGTCTTGTTACATGTCAGTGGCATGAGTCTCGCGGCAGCAGGTAGGGCAGCAGGTTATTCAACGCGAAGACTGGCTTACGAAACGGCCAAGAAGCCCAATGTGCAAAAAGCCATTGAGTATTTTAGAGAGCAGATGCGCGAAGAAGTGAAATTCACAACAGCAAACGCTCATCACATGTACATGGAGTCGTACACCGCAGCAGCAAATTCTACAGAAATGAGAACAACAGTTGATTCCCTGGTCAAACTGCATGGGTTGGCGCAACCGGAGCAGCAGACTCAGGTGAACATACAGATTAATGGTACAAAACAGCTCGAACGGATGACTGACGAAGACCTTCTTAAAATCGCTGGTAAGGATACAGAATACTTGGAACCTAAAAGTACCAATGGAGATAGCGAAGGCTGAGTGTAAGAGATGTAAAAATCTCTACAATGAAACTTTGGTCAACAGTAAGCGGTTGTGTGTGTATTGCAAAGCCGATGAAGTTGACAAGTTGCCCTCGCCAGTTGCTAAAGAAGAAGTGCCAGTTGCCAAGAAATCCGAAGCGGATATGGCAAGAGAAGAATTAGCACTTCGTATTCTCACACGTAAAAGATTACTCCCGTTTGTTGAAAGATTTAATCCTGAATATCTGGCAGGTTGGGTACATAAAGATGTATGTAAACGCCTGGAAGATTTTTCCCGTGCTGTTGTTGCTAAAGAATCTCCGAGGTTGATGCTGTTCTTGCCACCTCGACATGGCAAATCGACACTTGCCAGTATTGCTTTCCCTGCTTGGCACTTGGGACGTAACCCTGAACACGAGTTTATTAGCTGTTCTTATTCTGGCTCATTGGCAATGGGCTTTAGTAGAAAAGTGCGTAACCTGTTAAGAGAGCCTAGTTATAAAACGGCTTTTGATAAAACCCGCCTCGATCCTGAAAGTCAGAGTGCCGAAGCATGGCTGACTACGCAAGGTGGCGGATTTGTCGCGGCAGGTGTTGGTGGTGGTATTACAGGTAAAGGTGCTCACGTTTTAGTGATCGATGATCCGGTAAAAAACCGCGAGGATGCCGAATCGCAAAACAACCGCGATGCCAATTGGGATTGGTATACGTCAACTGCCTACACACGTTTAGCCCCAGGTGGAGGAGTGCTTGTCATTCTGACGCGGTGGCACGATGACGATCTGGCAGGTCGGTTATTAAAAGGTACTTCTGAAGGGGGCGACGAATGGGAAGTAGTTCGCTACCCCGCTATCGCTGAAGAGGAAGAAGAATTTAGAAACTCTGGTGAAGCACTGCACCCAGAGCGTTATGACGTAAAAAGTTTAGATCGAATCAGAAAAGCAGTCGGGCCGCGAGACTGGTCTGCGCTGTATCAACAAAACCCTGTTGCAGATGACGGGGACTATTTTACCCGCACGATGATTAATTATTACCACGCGGAGGATGTTGATGAAGAACGACTCAGGTATTACCAAGCATGGGATTTGGCAATCGGTCAGCGTGATCGCAATGACTATAGTGTGGGTATGTGTATCGGTGTTGATGAGCATGATCGTCTTTTTGTTATGGACGTTGTGCGCGGTCGCTATGACGGTTTCGAACTGGTTGAGCAGATTCTGGACTTTTATGAGCAGTGGAAGCCTTCGATCATAGGTATTGAAAAAGGTCACATCGAAATGGCACTTGGACCATTTTTAGAAAAACGTGTTCGAGAGAGGGGCTTGTACGAAGCCTATTTTAAAGATTTAAAGACAGGAAGGCGTGATAAAGAAGCAAGAGCGCGAGCGATACAGGGTCGTATGCAACAAGGGATGGTTTACCTTCCTAAAGATGCGCCTTGGGTCGGTCCACTGATAGCAGAACTTTTACGTTTCCCCAATGGTACACATGACGATCAGGTTGATGCGTTAGCTTGGCTCGGTCTCATGATGACGGAGTTTGCTACTTATCAAGCTCCGATAATTAAAGAACCCAGTTGGCGAGATCGGCTTGTCGGTATGACACAAGGTGATCGACGCAAATCAGCGATGAGTGCATAAATTATGGCCTATTCAAAATCGAAGAACCTAGCTCCAGAAAAAGAGATGCAAATTGCAGACACACAATGGCATCGGTACGTTCGTGCGCGGGATAACGGGCATACTGATTATATTGAGATGGCACGTAAATGTGACTCGTATTATCGCGGGGAGCAATGGGATGCAAACGATATTGCAACCCTTGATGCAGAAGGTCGCCCTGCTCTGACTATTAATACTATTTTGCCTACAGTGAATACGGTATTGGGCGAGCAGTCATCGAGGCGAGCAGATATTCAGTTTAAACCCCGACGCGGTGGCGATCAGGAAACAGCAGACGTACTGACCAAGTTGTACTTGCAGATTGCAGACAACAACAAACTCGACTGGCTGGAGCAACAAGTATTTTCTGACGGTTTAATTATGGATGGCCGTGGATATTTTGATGTGCGGATTGATTTTACAGATCACACACAGGGCGAAGTGAGAATTACAGCGAAAGACCCCTGCGACATTTTGCTCGACCCTGATGCAAAAGATTATGACCCTGCTTCTTGGACAGAATTTTTTGAGACTCGGTGGATGACACTTGATGAGATTGAAGAGTTATACGGCAAGAAGCAAGCAGAGCGATTAACTTTTATTGCTGAGAACGGCAACTCTTATGGGCGCGATTCGATTGAATACGAAGAAACACGTTTTGGTGATGTCGATACACACGAAGAACATATCCCAGGCGATGACGAGTACAGGAAGGTTCGAGCGTTACGAGTTATTGAAAGGCAGCATAAAAAGATGTCGCGCTGCGATTATTATGTTGACCCACTGACTGGCGACCAAAGACCTGCACCTGCGAACTGGTCTGACCAGAAGAAGAAAAAATTTGGCAAACAGTACGGGCTAAGTTTAATTTCCAAAGTTGTTCCTAAAGTTCGATGGACTGTTACTTGCGATAAGGTAGTGCTGCATGATGATTGGTCGCCCTACCCTGAGTTTACGATTGTTCCTTATTTTGCTTACTTCCGTCGTGGCAGACCTTTCGGCATGGTACGCAACTTATTATCTCCGCAAGAACAACTGAACAAAATTGCTTCTCAGGAATTGCATATTGTAAATACAACAGCAAACAGCGGCTGGATGGTTGAGTCCGGTTCGCTTGTTGGTATGACTCCTGATGACTTGGAGGAAAGTGGCGCACAGACTGGTTTGGTAGTTGAGTATGCCAGAGGTACTAATCCACCTACTAAGATACAGCCCAATACAATTCCGACAGGTCTGGATCGTATTAGTCAGAAAGCAGCGGGAAATATCAAAGCTATTTCTGGCGTGAATGATTCAATGCTAGGTAGTGACGGACAGGAAGTTTCTGGTGTTGCGATCCAAGCAAAACAAAATCGTGGCGTTATCATGATTCAAGTGCCACTGGATAATTTGCGAAAAACCAGACATTACCTTGCTGAAAAAATATTACGATGCGTTCAGCAGTTCTATACCGAAGAGCGTCTTATACAAATTACAGACGAGACTGATCCGATGAAACCCCGCGAAGAATTACGCATCAATGAGATGTCACCGGAAGGTCGCGTTATAAACGATCTGACTATTGGTGAATACGATGTGGTCGTAGCGACTGCTCCCGCACGGGATAGTTTTGATGAGGTTCAGTTTGCTGAAGCATTGAATCTAAGGCAGGTCGGTGTAGCGATCCCTGATGATGCCATTGTCGAATACAGTCATTTGACTAAGAAAGGTGAGCTTGCAAAACGCATACGCGAGCTAACTGGACAAGAGCCGCCTACTCCAGAACAGGCTGAAATGCTTGCAATGCAGAATCAGCTAGAAATGATGAACATACAGCTTGAGATTCAAAAGCTCGAAGCCGAAGTACAAAAACTCCAGTCTGAAGCTGCCCTGAATATGGCGAAGGCTACAGACACTGCCGAAGTGCAACCACAGCTACAGATTGCAGAAATACAATCTAAGCTGGCAATGAAGCAGCAAGAACTTGAGTTGAGAAGGGAACTTTCTGCAAACACCAATGAAATCCGCAAAGGACAATCGGATACTCAGGCCGCAACTAAGATTGCGTCAACTGCCATGCAAATGGCAAACAAGCAGCAAACTAATCCCCCCACTGATACAGGAGTCAACTAATGGCTAAGAAAGAAGCTGAGAAAGAAGAACTACAATTCGAAAGGATGCCAGGGTCTGAAGAGATGGAGCAACCTGAAAACATAGACTTGAATTTTGGTCTTGGTGAAGAGACTGAAGTAGAGCAGCCCCAAGAAGAACAGCAAACTCAAGAGGTCACTGAGGATGCTGTTGTAGAAGAAGAACCTGCTGAAGAAACTACTCAAGAAACGGAGGAAGTTAGTGCTGAATCTGAGGAACCTGCTGAGACCCAAGAAGAACAACAGGAAGAAACAGTTGCCGAGCAGCCTGAAGAGGCAGAACCTGCTCAAGAAGAAGTACAAGCTAAAGAGCCAGAGCAACCTAAGAAACCAATGGTTCCTAAAACACGGTTAGATGAAGTCCTTCAAAAGAACAAAGCTATGCAAAAAGAGCTTGAAGAACTTAAAGCAAAGGAACAAGCACCAAAAGAAGCACCTAAATACGATTTTGATGCCGAAGAAGTCAAACTTCAGAACTTAATCTTGGACGGACAGGCTGAAGCGGCTGCAAAAAAACGAGCCGAGATACGTGCAGCCGAGCGTGAGCAGATTACTTTTGAAGTTGAGCAGAAAATGCGCCAAGAAATAACTATGTCTAACCAACAAAACGCAATATTGGACGCAAGTAAGCAGATCGAGGCCGAATTTCCTGTATTTGACCAGAATTCCGAGCACTATAACGAGCAATTAACGAACGAAGTTGTCGATTTGGCCGAGGCTTTGGGCTTAAAAGGCTACGATGGCGCAGATGCTATGCACAAAGCGGTGAAATACGTGGTTGCAGAGCATAATTTAGCAGCCCCTGCCCCTGAACCTACGCAACAAACTCCATCTGCACCTAAAAAAGCGCAACCCGCAGTTGATGAAGTGGCTAAAAAACGTAGTGAGGTTGCTAAAAAGCTCAAAACTGCCGAACAGCAACCACCTAATCTCCCTGGCGAAAGCAGTTCAGCGCATGGGGAGCAACCTTTGGACATTAGCAACATGTCTGAAGAAGAGTTCAATGCCCTACCCCCTGCCACAATAGCCCGATTACGAGGAGATGTTTTGTAATGACTAGGAAAAAAGACCCACGATTGGAAAGAGCAGGTGTTTCGGGCTACAACAAGCCAAAAAGAACACCTAACCATCCGACAAAAAGCCACGTTGTAGTTGCTAAATGCGATGGCAAAGTTAAAACCATTCGTTTTGGGCAGCAAGGTGTAAAAGGGGCAGGTAAAAATCCTTCTAGCGCATCAGAAAAAGCAAGGCGTAAGTCTTTTAAGGCTCGACACGCTAAGAACATTGCAAAAGGGAAATGTTCGGCTGCGTATTGGGCCAATAAGGTCAAATGGTAATGAACCATGTACCCAATCTGTGAAGTAATATGGAAAGATGCTTGGATAGATACAGATGATATAACTGTAGCTGATGCCAAAGAGTTAAAAGCCATTGTTCGTCACACGGTTGGGTATCTTATTGAGATCAAAGAAAACGAAGGGCTAATTCTATGTACAGATTGGTATCCTGATGAATTAGAGTATGTAAATACACCAATAGTCATACCTTGGGGCATGGTCATTAACTATAAAACTATTGATAACACTATTACTAATTCATTTGACAAGATTAATTAGCCCAACTAATATATCTTTTACGCATGATAGAGCGATACTATCCGTGTCGTACACGTAAAAAACGTCTTATCTCGTCCGTAATGACGTAAAACTTACCGAGGTCGCACCTCGTTCTAAATGCGCTAAGTCGTTGCAGCACGATACGTTGCAAGGGTTTAGCCGCACCTAGTCGGCTGAGATTGGCAGGTTATGCCTGTTTATTTATAACTTTCATTTAACAATGGAGGCCGATTATGGCTTTAACGAATTTTGCATCGTTAACCAGTAATCAGTTAACTGCATGGAGCCGTGACTTCTGGCGTGTTGCTAGAAATATGAGCTTTATTAATCAGTTTGCTGGCACTGGTTCTAACGCTATGGTTCAAAGAATCACTGACTTAACTAAGTCTGATAAAGGAACCAAAGCAGTCATCACATTGCTTGCTGATATGACAGGTGATGGTATCACTGGGGATAACACCCTAGAGGGTAACGAAGAAGCACTTCGTGCCTACGATATCACCATCGAGCTAGATCAGCTTAGATTTGCTAACAGAATCGCTGGTCGTTTAGCCGATCAAAAATCTGTTGTAAATTTCCGTGAAAATTCTCGTGACGCTCTTGCTTATGCAATGGCAGATCGAATGGATCAACTTGCCTTCTTAACATTGGCGGGTCTTGCATATACAAACAAGACTAACGGTGCGTTGAGAACTACTTCAGCTACAACAGGTCACGAGCTTGTTGATTTGGAGTTTGCTTCTGACGTTTCAACTCCAACTACTAATCGTCACCGTCGTTATGACGCAGGTACAACAAGTCTTGTCGCAGGTGACACTACTGCTGTTGACTCTGCGGATACGATTAACTACAGAGCGATTGTCGAGTTGAAAGCGTATGCCAAGGATAACTATATCCGAGGTATTCGCAGCGCTGGCAATGAAGAAGTGTTCCATCTGTTTGTTACTCCACAACAAATGGCTGATCTCAAGCTAGATTCAGATTTCCTAGCGAACGTGAGAAACGCAGGTGTTCGTGGACCAAGCAACCAGTTGTTTGCAGGTTCATCTTCACTGATGGTAGATGGCGTGATGGTACATGAGTTCCGTCATGTTTTCTCAACCGAAGGCGCAACTTCTGGAACTAGCACAAACGCTGGTTCTGCGGGTTACAAGTGGGGCGCAAATGCTGACCAAGACGGTGGAAGAGCACTGTTCTGCGGAGCGCAAGCTCTAGCAATGGCCGACATTGGCAACCCAGAAGTAGTTGAAGAGACTTTTGACTATGGAAACCAATCTGGTATTTCCATAGGCAAGATTTTCGGTCTACGGAAGCCTAAGTACAACAGTGACCATAACGGTTCCACTGAAGACTTTGGTGTAATCTGCTTAGACACTGCTGTTTAAGTAAAGTAGTAACCCCCTCCCTCCCTCCTGACTCCTGGGGAGGGTGTGGGGTTTTTTAAATTTACGAGAGGACAAAGTTATGTGGACAAAACCTACATTCGAAAACGTAAGACTTGGCTTTGAAATCACTATGTATTTCAGCAATAGGTAAATCTTTATGAAAATAATCTCAGATAAAAACCTCCGCGTGGCAACAACCTGGGGAGCTGTAGTTGTTTTGGAAGCGGGAAAAGAAAGGGAACTGAGTGAAGAAATTGGACTTCTGGCATTACAACAAGGCGCAAAAGAAGTTGGCGCGAAGAGTAAAAAAGAATCAGTGAAGATTGAAGAGACTACACTGGTATCCATACGAGCAAGAAATGAAGACGGTCACTTTATTGCCGACGATCCTTCGACACCAGATGTAGATGAAGCATTTGTTGAAGTAGCAGTTGGCGATGTTACAGAAGTAGTTGTGGCTATTGAAAAACTTGTGTCGGATGGCGATCCCGCTAACTTTAAAAAGAATGGTGAACCAAAAGCAGCAGCTATTAACAGCGCGGTTGGCCGAACAGTAGCACCGGAAGAACGCACTAAAGCGTGGGATCAAGTTATTAATGGTTAGGTAAAGCAATGGCGACTTCGGTTCAAAGTATAGTAGATAAAGCTCAGATAATTTTACAGGACACATCTGCTATACGATGGCCTGAGTCTGAACTTGTTAGTTGGGTAAATGATGCTCAACGGGCAATCGTTCTTATCAAACCTGATGCTAGTGCTACGAATGAGACAGTTACTTTAGCAACTGGTACTAAGCAGTCCATCCCATCGGGGGGTAATAGACTTCTTAGTGTTATTCGTAATATGAGTGCAGCCAGTGCGGGTAATGGTGGTAGAACTATCCGTATTGTTGATAAGGAAGTTCTTGATGCACAAGCACCTAGTTGGCATGACCCTGCCGCAACTGGTCTATCAAAGCATGGTACGACGGTTAAACATTATGTCTATGAAGAAAGTGATCCACGTACTTTTTATGTTTATCCAGGTGTTGCTGGTAATGCTTATTGTGAGATTGTCTACAGTGCAAACCCTGCCGCAGTTACCATAAGTGATGATATAGGTTTACCAGACATCTATTCTGTTGCAATCATGAATTACGTTGTTTACATGGCGTACATGAAAGACGCAGATTTTGCAGGGCATCAACAGCGAGCAGCTTCGCATTTTCAATTGTTCATGACTTCAGTAAGTGGTAAGTCGCAGTTAGACATACTGACTTCTCCAAATAGTGAACGCCCCGATCCGACTTTAAATCCAATGATGGGTAATTAACTATGGCAACAGTGAAATACGAAGACTTACTGCCTGACATCATTCCAATGGTTCCTGGCTGTACTGACACTCTGATTGAAAACACAATTCGCAATACCGTAATTGAGTTGTGTGAAAAAAGCGAAGTGTATCAGGCAGAACTTGATCCGGTGGATACTGTTGCTAATACCTATGAGTATGATTTTGAGCCGCCTACGGGTACTGTGGTCCACAAGATATTGTGGGCTACTTACGACGGGAACGACCTCGAAGCAGTATCTTCTTCTTTGTTAGAAGAGCGAGAACCAAAATGGCGAGAGTCTACTTATGTTGGTACACCTACTTATTTCATCAAACAATCTTCTAGCCAGTTTTGGTTAGTGCCTATTCCATCAGTTACAAAAGTAGGCAGCACGATTGTTAGAGCAATTTTAAAACCTACGCATACAAGTACAGCATGTGAAGCTGACATTATGAATGACTATCGTGACGCGATTGTTAACGGCACGTTATTTCGTTTACTGAGAATACCAAACAAAGACTGGTCCGATCTTACTGGCGCTGAAGTTTATGCACAGCTTTGGCAAGAAGGACTTAGTTTCGCAGACAGAAAAGCAAGATTTGCAGATAGCCCAGTGGCGAGGAAAGTAAAGTATGGCGGATATTACACCACTCCGTATAGAAGAAGACGAGCAACGTGGGAAAAGTATTAATACACCTAAAGTAGCTGACATTCGTGAAGAATGGTCATGGGTTAAAACTGGTGTTGAGAAGATTTTGGAGGCTAATAAACATCTCACCTACAGGCCGGAAGATGTTTATGCCGCATGTGTCGGTGGGCAAGCTGTTCTTTGGACTACTGAAGAAGGCTTTGCAGTTACTACGACGGAGGTGGACGAGTTTACCAATGATAAGACTTTATTGATTTGGATAGCTTGGGCAAAAAGAAAAGGTGGAAAAGTCGGTATTGTACATACTGATTTTTTTACAGAGCTTGCGAAAGAACATGGGTATACCAAGTTAGAAATTAGATCGAACGTCGAGACAGTCGGAACTTATTTAACTGGTAGTGGTTGGGCTATAGATACAGTTGTTTATTCGAGGGATGTATGAGTTCAAAACCAAAGAGTAGCGATTACAAACCATCTGAGATGGAAAAGACAAGCGCAGCGGTAGCTAAAGCGCAGTACGACAATTTTAAAAAGAAATATGATCCGCTGTTGTTGAAGATGCGCGATCAGTCGTTGTCGGACGACCCAACCCGTATCGCAAGAGGTCGAGCTAATGCAGACACGATGCAAACATTAACTGCTCAACCTACGCTAAGACGGGCTACCGATGTGGGTAGTGCTGGAGCGTTGGCAGGTGGACTGACTTCACAACTAGGGCAAGCAACAGCAACAGGCAAAGCTATACAGGCACGAGACCAGACGAATGTTTTAGGCACACGTTTAGGACAAGCGGCTGATGCACAAAGTGGTATGTCACAACTTGCCCGGATGCAGACTTCAGAAGGACTAGCCAGAGCAGCAAACAGACAGGCGGTAGCGCAGAGTAAATACGATGCCGCAGGTCAGATTGCAGGTACAGCGATTGGGCAAGGGTTAGGTAATCTCGGAAGTACCGGACGCGATCCTTACACTAATACACCTGGGGCTGTTCAAGGTAGTTTTTTTACACCTGTAGATTCACAAGGCAGAAAGGTAAAAGGGCTACGAGACAGATTTAGATATACGCTTGGCGGGCAGTGACATGGTTGATTTATACGATAAATACGATACAGCAATTAGCAAAGCAAAAACTAGCGGGACGTTACCTACTGTAGATGACCCAGAAAAAACTTTTGCGGATATGACTCGTGATGATTACCTGCGGTACGTCAAAGACTACAGCAAGTTCGAGGATGACTTAATTGCTAAAGCGACGACTGATACTTCCCTTGTTGACCAAGCAAGAGAAGATGCAAAAATTGCTCAAGGGCTTACACAAGGGATTGCAAGTAGAAATGCTCAACGCTATGGCGTAGGTCTGACTCCCGCACAGCGATTAGCACAGCAACGCAACATTCAACTGGGTACTACTTTAAGTGGTATTCAAGGCGTCGCTGATGCACAGATAGCGCAAAGAGAATTAAACAAATCAACATTGGCTGATCTAATTAATATCGGACAAGGTGTAAACAGAGCTTCTCAAAGTCAGATGGGTAGTGCAGCAGGGAATCAAATTGACAGACGAATGGCTTATGACAGAGCTAAAGCACAATCCAAAATGAACACCTATAGCACACTAGGCAGTTTAGGCAGTTTAGCTCTTATAGCTACAGGCTTCTAGCAGGGAACTATTATGGCACTCGGTGATGCACTTTTAAGTACGTTTCGTACACAACAAATAGCGAATCAACAACGTCAGGCTAATCAGTTGGCACAACAGCGACTTGATGTGAGTCAGCAGCAGCTTGGTCTTATGGAGCAGCAAGAAGCGCGACAGGCGCAACAGTTTGCCAATGAAGAAAAGGTTCGAATGAATGACGGCACATTCAACCAAATGCTTGAAAATGGCTATTTTGATATAAAAACCAACAGGTTTAATAAAGAAAAATTTAGAACCGATATACAAAACGGTGTGCCAGCAGCAGATGCGCTTGCCCTTAGAATGGCGCAAGATAAGTTAGGCATGACTACACCCGAAGGCTTCGCACTCGACAAAGTGACCAGACTACCCAATGGGAAATTTGCTTTTGGTGGTAGTTACACTGATGGTCGAGGTGTGTTTGGTGAAGGAGTTTTAACTAAAGACGGCACAAGTTTCCCAGATTCTGAAATAGCAACTTTTGAAAATGCTGGCGACATCGCAAATGCGGCTGAACTGTATTACAAAACAACTCTTTTACAAGACAGCACATTAGCAGCTAACTATCCTCAACTTGCGGCTGCTAGAGAGTTAGCCAATGTTGATCCTAATTTGCTGACTGTTGTTAATGCCGCAGACCAAGCAATGGCTACAGG